AGTTCCACTCATTATTCTGGAATAAACAAAATAATTTTTTGTTGTATGCCATATGTGAAGTAAATACTTACTTATTATGAAAGAAAAATACATAAAAGCGCATATGAAAGCAGCCAGCGTATATGCTGAACTTTCTACTGCTCATCGATTACAAGTAGGTTGTGTAATCGTCAAAGACAATACAATTATCGGTATTGGTTATAATGGTATGCCTTCCGGTTGGAACAATGACTGCGAAGAGATGTTATACGTTCTTAAAGAAGAATGTTATTCTACTGATGAACATATGATATCTTCTGGTTATACTGAAACTGCTCATGGTTGGTCAAAACTTATCTCTAAACAAGAAGTACTTCATGCTGAATCTAACGCAATCGCAAAAGTTTCTCGGTCAACAAACTCAAGTGAAGATGCATCAATGTTTATTACCCACGCACCATGCTTGGAATGTGCTAAAATGATATATCAGTCAGGAATTAAGGAGGTTTACTACAAAAATGTCTACAGAAGTGAAGATGGTATTAATTTTCTAAAAAAGTGTAATGTCGAAATTGTTCAGTATAATAAGGAGTAAATTATGAGTAACATTGCAAAAGTTGCGAAACAATTAGCAGAAACAAATGTTAAACTTCCTAAGGCATACAAGTATGATCTTGTAATGCGTGAGTTCGACAATAAGATTGAATTAATCGGTCTTATTGATGATCCAACCTATGACATTTCCGACTTTGTTGGTCGTGAAATGTTATTTCCGAAAAAGTGGGTAACACTTGATGTTTATGAACCATCCACAAGAGTAACAAATTAAAATCACATCATCAGATTTAATAATTTAATGTCGAAATATTATACTAATGTTTGTGTTTATGGTAACAACATACTTTTTCGTGGAGTGACCAACGGTCGTAGAGTAAAAAGCAAAGTTAAATACTCTCCGTCTTTGTTTGTGCAATCCAATAAACCATCTCAATGGCATTCATTATTTAATGAGCCACTTGAGCCTATGACTTTTGATACTATTCGGGAGGCACGTGATTTCGTTAAACGTTACGAAGATGTGGCAAACTTTAAAATCTATGGCAATACGCGCTATGAATACGCCTTCATTGCTGATAATTTTAGAGGCACTATTGATTGGGATATTTCTCATCTTTCTATTGTATTCTTAGATATTGAAGTTGGATCGGAAAATGGATTTCCTGATCCATACAAAGCGACTGAACCTATCACCGCAATTAGTATTCATCAATTGAATGGTGGTACAACAGTTTATGGTTGTGGTAATTATGAGGTAAAAGGTGATGAAACATATGTTCGATGTGAAGATGAAATCGATTTGTGTAAACGGTTTCTTGCTGCTTGGTCAAGCGATTGGCCTGACGTTGTTACTGGTTGGAATATCAAGTTCTTTGATGTTCCTTACATTATCAATCGCTTCACACGTTTATTTGGCGATGATGTAGTCAATAAATTGTCGCCGTGGTCTGTGTATTCAGAGAGAAAGACATTCTTTAAAGGTAAAGAACAGATTGTCTATGATTTGATTGGTATATCTGCACTTGATTATCTTGAACTATATCAATGGTATGCGCCGGGTGGTAAAAATGTAGAAAACTATCGTCTTGATACAATCGCCAACGTGGAACTTGATGAAAACAAATTATCATACGATGAGTATGATAGTCTACATCAACTCTATAAACTTGATCATCAAAAGTTTATAGAGTATAATATTAAAGATGTGCATTTAGTTTTAAAACTTGAAGACAAGTTAAAGTTAATCGAACTTGCACTAACTTTGGCGTATGACACTAAGTGTAATTACGATGATGTATTTGCACAAACAAGAATGTGGGATGCTTTAATATATAACTATTTGCTAGAAAAGAAAATTGTTGTACCGCCGCGCCGTGTGGTAAAAAAGAATCAAGCCTTTGAAGGCGCATATGTTAAAGAACCACAAATTGGTTTACACAATTGGGTCGTATCATTTGACTTGAACAGTTTGTATCCACATCTGATTATGCAGTATAATCTTTCTCCAGAAACGATTGTGGAAAAAGAAGATTACACAGATGAGATGAAACAACTTTCAGGCATTGTATCAGTAGAAAGTTTACTTGATAAAAAACTTGACACAAGTGTATTGAAAGGTGTAACAATTACACCAAATGGTCAATTCTTTCGTACAAACAAGCAGGGTTTTCTACCAGCAATGATGATCGAAATGTATGAAGATCGTAGGAAGTTCAAGAAATTGATGTTGAAAGAACAACAAGACTATGAGAATGAAAAGAATTCAGCAAAGAAAAAAGAAATTGAAAAACTGATTGCTCGATACAACAATCTACAATTGGCTAAAAAAGTTTCATTAAACTCTGCTTATGGTGCGATGGGCTCACAGTATTTTCGGTTCTATGATTTGAGACAAGCACTTGCCGTTACACAAGCGGGTCAATTGTCAATTCGTTGGATTGAAAACAAACTCAACGAATATCTAAACAAATTATTAAAAACTGAAAAAGACTATGTTATTGCTTCGGATACAGATTCAATCTATCTCAATCTTGGTCCACTGGTTGATTCTGCGTATAAACAAAAGCCATCAACTGAGAAAATTATCGCCTTCATGGACAAAATCTGTGAAGAGAAGATTCAACCTTATATTGATCAGAGTTATCAGAATCTTGCTGAGTATGTTCACGCATACGATCAAAAGATGCAAATGAAACGTGAAGGTTTGTCTGATAAAGGCATTTGGACAGCAAAGAAGCGTTACATTCTGAATGTGTACAACAATGAAGGTGTTCAGTATGCCAAACCAAAACTTAAAGTTACAGGTCTTGAGATGGTTAAGTCATCAACACCTACCGTTGTTCGTGCTAAGATGTATCAATTGGTAAATTTGGTTGTGAACACCGATGAAGAAACTGTTCAGCAGTTTATCGCAGACTTTCGTGAAGAGTTTCGTAAATTGCCAGTTGAAGATATTTCTTTTCCACGTGGATGTAATGGCTTAAAAGATTATTCTGATTCTGCTACAATATACAAGAAAGGCACACCAATTCATGTCAAAGGCGCAATACTTTACAATCATTTTCTGAAGCAACATAATTTGTTAAATAAGTATCCTTTGATACAAGAAGGTGAAAAGTTGAAGTTCACATATCTCAAAACACCCAATCCATTTAGAGATATGGTAGTTTCATTTCCAACCAGATTGCCTAAAGAGTTTGATCTACAAAAGTATATCGATTATGAAACACAGTTTGATAAATCTTTTGTGGAACCAGTTAAAGCGATTCTTGATTGTATCGGTTGGCAAACAGAAAAACAATACACACTTGAGAACTTTTTTACGTGATACATGTAATACTACCATTTTTGACTGCCATTGCTTTATCGGGTATTGCTGCTTATTACTCGGTGATTGGTCTTGCTCAAATATTTCCAGGTTCATATTGGCCCATTATCATTATGGGTTCTGTGCTCGAAGTGGCAAAATTGGTAACTGTATCATGGGTGTACAATCATTGGAAGACAACATTCTCCGCACTTAAACTTTATTTTTTGATTGCAGTTGTGTTGTTGATGGGAATTACATCAATGGGTATCTTTGGCTATTTGTCAAAAGCACACATTGAACACTCAAGCACAATTGCACCACAAGTAGCAAAGGTAGAAATCTATGATGAAAAGATCCAAGTTATTCAATCGCAGATCGATAGGAACAACAAGAACCTTAGTCAGTATGATGAGGCTGTCGATCAAGTTATGGGCCGCTCGAAAGATGAAAAAGGAGCGGAAAGGGCGAATCAAATTCGCAAAGCCCAACAGAAAGACCGTGAGAGAATCATTGCTGAGACTAAGAGGCTACAAAAAGAGATACAATTACTTACAGAAGAGAGAATGCCTATATCGTTGGAAGTTCGCAAGGCTGAGTCAGATTTAGGGCCTATAAAATATGTTGCTGATGTTATATATGGAACACAAGATAAAGATTTAATAGACAAAGCAGTTCGACTAGTAATCTTCGTTATTATTATTGTATTTGATCCGTTGGCAGTATTATTATTGGTTGCATCAAATCAAACTTATCTTAAAATCAAAGAGAATAAAGATGATATTGAGCCAATTAAAAAAGTCGTAAAGAAGAAAAAGATTGACAGCACACCCACACGTACATTAGAATCATTCTTTGTGGATGATAAGCACACATTAATACCAAAAGACAAAATAGCAGACATTGGAGATATGAATGAGCGTTCTTGACAAACTAAAAAAAGCATCGACAATCAAGGAAACATCGGTGCTTTCCAAATCAAAGTTTTTTACAGAGAAAGATATGATACAAACAGATGTGCCAATCATCAATGTGGCACTGTCTGGTAATCTTGATGGTGGTTTGACACCAGGATTAACGATGTTTGCTGGTCCTTCAAAGCACTTTAAGACAGCATTTGCTTTACTCATGGCAAAATCATACATGAACAAGTATAATGATGCCGTTGTTTTATTTTATGATTCTGAGTTCGGCACACCTCAATCATACTTTGATGCATTTGATATTGATACTGAACGTGTGTTACACACACCAATCACTGATGTTGAACAGTTGAAGCATGATATCGTAAATCAACTTCAGAAT